TGAGTCATTTGTTGTCTTAGCAGCTGATGCTGAACTAATCAATGAACCGGTAATAGTTGCTAAATCACTATTTTGAGTCAATTGAGAACCACTAAATGATTCTAACGAAGAAATTCTTTGACTTTGAGTTGTAAATGTTTGAGCAACTGAAGAACTAAAATCTCCTGTTACTGATGCAACCGATGCAGATAATGCAGTTAAACTAGCCTCACTTGCACTAAATGAAGTTGCAACTGAAGAACTAAAATCTCCCGTTACCGAAGCAACTGAAGCAGATAAAGCAACTATACTTGCATTACTTGCAGAGAATGAAGTTGCAACTGAAGAACTAAAATCACCAGTTACCGAAGCAACTGAAGCAGATAATGAAGTTATACTTGCATTACTTGCTGAGAATGATGTTACTACTGATGCACTGAAGTTACTAATGTTACCTGTTAAATCTGGAATATCATTTCCGTCAGAACCAAGTAAATATAAAGTTGAACTACCACTCGCGTAGTAAGGAACACCTTTAACTAATCCGTTGTATGTACTTGAAGCAAATGTGTTTGGTGCGTTATCACCAATCATAAATCTATTTACTGCTTGTATCGAACCACTTTCTACGGCTGCAAACACCATACCAGAACCATTGGTTGCTGTAATGTTTGACGAACCTGATACGATTATTAATTCACCTTTTTGAAACGATGAGGTTGCTGCCGAAAGGGCTTCTAAACTACCACGTCTGTGTCTAATGATTTGTGCCATATTGTATTGTTATTCTCTTAATTAAGGTTATTCGGTAATAAATATGATTTTTATTATGAAATCCTATTTTTTATTTTAGTTTTTTTTTCAATTATATTAAAATTCACCCATATCTATCTGATTTGAATTAGGTTGATTATTTGTTGATGGGTCTGGCGGTGGTGGAACCGATGCTGTTGTTGGATTTCCATCTAAGTAAATTTGAGCTGGAACTGTCGAATCCGTATCTCCAAACGTGCCATCTTGTAATCCAGTTGCGTTTACTACTGCCAATGCACCACTTATAATTAATGAGTAAGAATCGGAATCCACCGGTGCTATCGTAATACCCTTCAATGTTGCACCTGTTAATTGTGCAGAAGAACTAATTACACCAACTGCATTTATCTTATTCAATATCGTGGTATCAATTGAACTACTAAATCCTGCAAATCTTGCATCACTACTACTAATTGATGTATTGATAGAAGAACTGATTGAAATTATATTTGCTTCCGATGCACTCAATGAAGTTGCAACTGAAGAACTTAAGTTTGTTATAGTTGTCGAAATTGCTCCACTTAATGCAGTTTGTCCAGCTTCCGATGCACTTAATGATGTGAATATAGAAGAACTTAGATTGTCAATAGTTGTCGAAATTGCTCCACTTAATGCAGTTTGTCCAGCTTCCGATGCACTTAATGATGTGAATATAGAAGAACTTAGATTGTCAATAGTTGTATCAAATGATGAACTTAAGTTTGTTATTGTGGTTGCAATTGCTCCACTTAATTCCAATTGGCCAGCTTCTGACGCACTCAAAGAAGTTGCAACTGAAGAACTTAAATCATTTATAGTTGTATTCATTGAAGAACTGATTGAGTAAATCGTTGCGTAAGAACTACTAAATTGAGATGCAACAGATGAACTAAAGTCTCCAGTAGTTGCCTGAACGGATGAACTTAATAATCCAATCAAATATAAACTTTGACTATCTGTTACTGCCAATGAAGAACTTAATGTATCCAATGATGCAGTTGTAACATATGTTTGAGATAATAATGCAACTGATTGTGAAATTGACGAACTTATTATTGATGCTTCCAAATCACTACTCATTGTCATATCCAATTGAACAACAAATCCATCATAATTAGATGCCGAAACTAAATTGACTTGTGCAGATGATGAAAACAAACCTGCTCCATCTATAATTTCAAATACAGACGAACTAAAATCTTGTCCGATATCGGCTGCATCTTGTAACGAAGAACCACTTTCTATTTGTTTTAATCTTATTAAACTTGCCATTATTTATAAATATCTTTTATTCTTTTAATTTGCCTATAACATAAATATCATTTATTGTGACAGAATCAAAATCTATATATTCATCATTCAATTTTACAACTACATTATTTCCAATTTGGGTAATGGTATAATCTCCAGGAATATGTAAACCATAAACTAAAACTTCAAAGTTATCCGATGATGCACCTTCGGTTCCATAATCTAAACTAACATTGTAAATTGTAAGTGTATTTTCTGAGTTGTTAAATTCGTCAATTTGTCTTTCAACCATTCTTGCACTATGTTGTAATATCTCTTGATAAAAATTATTTATTTTATTTTTATTATTTACTAATTTAATAGAATTTTGATTTGATTTTGTTCTACTACTAAATTTAGTCGGTATTCTTGCATCAAATGATGGTTTGTACACATATTCAATCGATGCACTTAATTCATTTGGTAAATTTGAATAACCATTTTGACCGGCAGAACCAGTTTCTATTTCTGATAGTGGATTTAATATAGTTCCCCTTCCGTCTATTGATGCCGAAAAATTTATTTGTGAAGTATAATCACTTAATATATTATCCAAATATCCAGAACCACTCAAATTGTTTAAATTGATTTGTTTGATTACTCTATTTAGTTTTCTACTATTTGAATTAAATTGTCTAAGCATATCTTTCTATGTCACCTTTAATTTCAATAAAATCTTGTGAGTCCAATTGATATCCAAAACTATCTCTTTTAAATTTCAATAACAATCCAGTACCACCCTGTTCAACTATATAATCTCTTGCACTTATGTTTTGAGTATTTATATAAACCCTTAATCTATCTTGTGATTCTCTTAATTCTATTTCTCTCAATATATCTACAAATCTCCAACCAGTAGCTTCAAAAATCCAATAATCAGGATGTGATAAATCTTTTGGAGTTAATATTGCATTTCCAGGTTTTCTGAACATCTTTTGAGTTATATCTAATAATGTTCTTTTCATTATGTTAATTCAATAAATTTACCTACAATTACAATTTCATCCCCACTATCTACATCAAATGGTGTAGTAAAATTAAATGTCAAATTATAATTAGAATAAGATGCAGTAAAATGTGTTTGGTCATAATATCTTACACCATTTATATAAAGTTTCAAATCATATAACACATCATCAATATCGACACCGGATGTCACCACATAGGATAATGTTGTTGGTGTTGCAATTAACTTTATATTTTGAAATGTTATAGTATTATCCATTGTTGGGTTTTGTGACAAGTTATTGTTAATTGATAAGTAATCAATTAAATCTTTATTGTCGTAGTATGGTGATGGTGTAGTCAATATTCCTTCTAATCTACCAGTACCACTTGTAATATCAACTTCCGTAGACATAACAACTCTTTTAGTTGAGAATGACTTTTTAATAGTATTTTCTCCGTCAAATTTTTCTGGAAGTAAATATGCTTTAACTGCTAATGAAAATTCAATTCTATTTATTCTTTCCGTTCCTTCTCCAACTTCGTTTATAACTTCAAAATCGGACATAGTTACTTTGAATTTGAATTTATCTTTATCTCCCCAGAAACTACCTGCAAATTGTAATTGTTCTATTACCTTATTTAAATGTTCAGTATATGCAGTCCAAGCCATACATTGATAAGTAACTTCCACATATTGAGGCATTGTTATATTATACAATTCATATTTTGGTTTTACTGCAGAACCTAATAAACTAAATCTATCGTATCTATTATCCTTAGACCATTTAGTAACCGTTGGGTATGACACATGACGATTTAACATTGGCATAGACTCATCTTTTGAGATTGAGTTTCTACGAATCATCATTAAGGGTAATTGTATTCTACCTTTGTTATCTCTAAAAATACCATCTCTTTGTGCACCCTTCCATCTTTCCGAATTACCATAGATAACTGGTATACTTATTGACTTACCATTATCGTCCAATTTTGGTAATGCAGTTTCTTCTAAATAAGACATCATTGCATAGTCTATATCAAAAAGAGATACACTCTGTTTCAAATCTTGTTTAGTAACTTTGACTTGCTCTGCTCTATTTAGGTCTTTCCTAAGTGGGTTTGTAGACATATTATTTTACTCTTTCTTCAATGTTTAAAGACGATTTTCTTACCATAAATGTAGAACATACTACACTAAAATTGTTAGATGGTAATCCACCTACATATTGAACTTCAGTAGTGTTATCGATTTCATAATAAGATTGGTCAAAGAAAATGATATCACCAATTTCTGGGTATGTATTTTTTTCCTCTAACATCCATCTATCAAATCTAAATTCTACATTTTGTGATACATCCGAACCAAATCCTTCATATCCTGCAGATTGGCCTGATTTGTTGATTAGTACATTTAATTCTACTCCTGGATACCATGTTTTATTTGTAGATTCACCATATAGGTTTACTTTAGTTTCATTCAAATTTACTTTAAACAAAACTGCAATGTTTTCTACAACATCGTCTACCACTTCTCTGGCAAAACTCTTAAATAATTCGATATCTCTACCGACTGCAAATTTTGGCATATTATCCTACATATAATTTTAAAGGAACTTTTCTTAACATCTCTTGGTGGTGTGTAGATTCATGTGCTTTATTTTCCATCACATTTTTTCTACTCATTTCTTCTAAATTTCCTCTAAGTTGTTCAACTAACATATCTTTCTCAACTTGAGCTTCTGCTCTCAATGCTGCACCATCTAATTGTAATTCACCATCTGGAATTGGAACTGAACTATACTTTTCTCTAATTGCTCCTAATAATTCTTTTGCAAGTGCTAAAGTATATTTTCTAATCCATTGTTTACCCACATCATTTATACTTGCATATTGAATAAAATCATATGGAATGTCGGAATAGTCGGAAAGTGAATCAGCTTGAATGGTTTGTGAATCGTGTTCAAATTCATCTCTACTAATATATTCAAAATAAACTCTGGTTTTTCCCATACCAGTTGGAACTGGAAATATTTCTAATTTATTATCTACTATATTAAAACTAAATGTTGATTTTCTAATATGGTCATTAAATTCAATTTGTTGCATTCTCAATACATCCTCATATATTGGCATCATTAAGAATTGTGCAGCAGGTGAAAAATTACCAAATCCTAACTCACTCATTAAGTTCAATGTACCTTGTGCACCTACTGAATATGGGTCAAAGAATCTTGTAATTGCAGGAACTGCTTCATGATAAACTTTTACTACATCTATTGTCGATGCTGAACCTGATAATGATGATGAAATACTATTTCCAGTTGTTGCATCATATGCATTATTTATTAAATCATATATTTGAACCGATGATGTTAAATTTACATATGCCTTTTTAATTGCAGTATTACCACCCACTCCTGCCAATGTACCATATTGTTGAGACATACGAACTGCGGTTGGTAAAAATGAACCATCTACCAATGTTTGTGAATAGTTTTCAACTTTACCTTTAGGTTGTCCTCTTAGAATATCAATATTATTTCTAATATTAAATTGATTTACTTGTGCAGAATATTCCGAA